ATTGGATGGCTTATGCTATAAGATATTGTCAAGGTTACCAATTTAATGCAGGAAAAAGAAAAATTTGGAATGTGTCAGGGGCTTCTAATTTAGAAGAATTAAGAGACCGTACATCAAGACAGGTATTAAGAAGATTGAAAGAGGATGTGTTAGATTTACCTGATAAAATCATAACCCCAGTTTATCTTAGATTAAAATCAAAAGAATACGAAACTGAAGTTGGGGAATACTATGATTGGTATGAAAATAAAAAAGAAGAGTCTAAATCATTAACAATACAGTTTAGTAAGTTAATGAAAGTTAGACAGATAATTGCGGAAGAGAAAATAAAGCAAACAATAGAACTAGCCGAAAATATTATAGAACAAGGTAAAAAAGTTATTATTTTTACTAACTTTACAGATACTTTGAGAAAAATACACGAACACTTTGGTAAACAATCAGTTTACTTAGATGGTTCTTGTACTAAACCACAAAGACAATATGCCGTGGACCAATTCCAAGAAAACGATAAAATTAAAGTGTTTGTTGGAAACTTGAAAGCTGCGGGTGTTGGTATTACTCTCACCGCTGGTGAGGCTTGTATTATGAATGACTTATCATTCGTCCCTTCAGACCATTCACAAGCTGAAGACCGAGCATATAGATACGGACAAAAATCTAACGTATCCGTTTATTACCCAATATTTGAAAACACTATTGAGGGTATAATTTACGATATGTTAACAAACAAGAAAAATATTTTTGAAACGGTGATGGGGGATAATATTGAAAAAGGTGACATTGTAGAACAAATGATGAATCTCATAAATCAAAGGAGATAATTCAACCCTTCCGCTTATTTATGTTATATAAAATAAGCGATATGAATGTAATCGAAGAAAAAGTTGAAAAAATAAATAAACAACTAAATGAAATTGAAGTTAAGAAAAATAAAGAATTGTTCTTAACTGAAATGAAGAAAATTGGGATTGAAAAATTACCATACTCCTATACTGCCTTAAAACAATTTATTGATGCGGAAACAATGTCCTACCATTATAATAAACATTATAAAGGGTATGTTGAGAAATTAAATAAAGCATTATCGAAAGGAAAATACGGTGATTTGGAACTTGAGGATATTATTAAAAATATTGGTAAGTACAATAAAACAATCAGAAATAATGCCGGTGGTGCTTTTAACCACGCGTTATTTTGGAAGATGTTAACACCAACAACACAAAAACCATCAGGTGAAGTTTACAAAAAAATTGTATCACAATTTAAAACTTTAGCTAATTTTAAAATTAAATTTGAGGAAGTTGCTAAAGAAGGATTTGGTTCAGGATGGGTTTGGTTAGTTTTATCTAATAATAAAACATTGAAAATTGTTACAACACCAAATCAAGATAATCCATTAATGAATATCATTAAAAATGGTGGTTATCCTTTATTAGGTCTTGATTTATGGGAACACGCCTATTATTTAAAATACCGTAATAAAAGAGACGAGTATATTAAAAACTTTTGGAAGTGTGTGAATTGGGAATTTGTTAACCAACTTTATTCAATGAAAACGAATAAAACGTTAACTGAGAGTGTAAGAATTAATCAATTAATTACGGAACAAAAATCGGAAAAATGTAGTCCGTCAATCACTGAGGAAATTAGAAAGGTCTTTAATTCAAACCCCACTGTAAAATACATATACAAACAATCAATAGATAGGATTCTTAAAGAAGTGTTTCCTAACAACTACTATGGGGTTAATGAATATGGTGAAGGTGAAATGTCAGGTATCTATGATTTAGAAACCCAAGGTAGGTCTGTTATCAATAAATTAAACACTAACTATAGTTGTTTTTGTGTACTTTTAAACGACATTAATACCGTTCTAAAAAGACAAGGTGTTGAACCTATTTACTTAATCGGTAAATCAAAAACAGAACAAAACCAAGGAACTGAAAAATTTGTTAAAATCATAGATAAGTTTAAAGAAAGAATTTTCAATACTGATTCTTCAACATTTTTAAATTTAATGTCAATCTTAAATCAAACTAATAAATGGGGGGACGCTCGTGAAGATTTAGTAGTTAAAAAATTAAAACCAATTTTTGGTGAAAAAAATGTTACTAAGGTAGGTCAATTAGGTAGTCGTGAAGATATGATTGGGGGTATTGATTGTGTAATAAATATTGACGGTGTAAAGAATACAGCACAAATCAAACCATTTACTTACACTAAAAACACAAATGGGTTTGTTAGTGTTTTTGGTTCAGGTAATGTTAAAAAATATAATACTGATTTATTAATTTTCGCAAACAGTAAAGGTCAGATTTTAATTTTTAAAAATAGTGATTCTAAAATAATAAATGGAACTTTTGTTTTTCCTGAAAACAATTTAATTTACACAGTAGATTGATATTTATATAGAAAACAATATCATGTCAGTAATATCAGAACCACATAGAAGTGAACTATACCGAAAAGTTAGACACTTACTTGGAGCACCATTACGTTCAGTCGAGTTAGACGATGAACAAATGGATACTCTATTAGAATTTGCAATTGATGATTATTCGGAACAAGTCCAAAATTGGTTAATTGAATCACAATGGGCGTCCCTGTATAATTTAAATTTAGATACTCAATCATTATCTAAAGCATTTGTAACTAAAAGTTTAGATTATGAAACAAGATATACTTACGCATATTCTAAAATAGTTGGTTTACAAGCGGGGGGTGATTGGGTTTTGAAAAAAGATTATATTAACTTACAAACTAATCAACAAATATACGAAATTCCGGCTAATAGAGAAATTAATGAAATATTGTGGTTTTCACCTACAGAATTAAATAACGCAATGTTTGACCCTTGGTCTTTCGGTGCTCTTGGTGCCGGTGGTGGACTTGGTGGTGGGGGAGGTCTCGCACAAATGGGTAATACAGGTGGTAGTTTCTTATTAATGCCAGCGTTTGATATGTTATTGAGAATGCAAGAGATTAATATTCAAAGAAGGATTATAACAGGTGATTTAACATATAAAATAACCGCATTACCTGACGGTAAGAAGGCATTACATTTAATGAACACACCTGGTGGTAAATTTGACTTTGGTAACTCAACCTTAATGAGAGGTAAAGTTTGGTATCATTATTATGATGTTGGACCTGAAGATAGAGATAAATGTTTAAAAGATAATCCTGATATTATTAAGTTACCATCTGATGTTCCTTTTGATAAAATGAATTGGACTGATTTAAATCAACCGGCACAAGTTTGGGTAAGACGTTGGTTTGTAGCGTCTTGTAAAGAGACATTATCTAAAGTTAGAGGTAAATATAGTGGTAACTTAAAAACACCTGACTCTGAATTAACAATGGATTATCAAACATTAGCAACTGAAGGTAAAGATGAAAAGACAAAATTAATTGATGAGTTAACGGGTGCTGAAGGTAGATTGACAAGATTAAAACCTGATAAGGTTATGGAACGTGAAGCATTATTGTCAGAAAATTTAAATAAACATTTAAAATTTAGAGCGATGCCAAGAGGTATCTATGTAATATAATATGAGTGAACATCCAAGAAATAATGAAAGAAAAAATATTAGTGAAAAATATTTTCTAAAAGGAATTGGTAATCCAATAACTAGAATAGTACGTGATGAGGTATATAAAACTGATGGTGAATATTTTTTAATAATAAAAGATGTTAATAATTGTAAATTAATTTTAGATTCAAATACCACAACTCACATTAGAATAAAATCACTAACAAATACTTTAATTACACCATTTATCGGTAGAATTGATGAAGAATATGATGAAATATTATTAACCAAAGGTTCTTGTGTTGAATTTCTTAGTGTTGAAGGTGTATGGTATATTATTTCTTCAGATGGTTTAAAATTAGGTGATTAATTTCACAGAGGGAAATCGACTTCCCTCTGTGAAATTTATACATATTCTTCATAACCCTCACTAGCCAAATCATAAATGTAATTAGGACTAACATTTATATTATTCCAAAATTCAACTTCTTTCTCAGTGATTGTTAATAAGTCATCAACAGTGTCTTGGTCTTCAGGTTTAAACGGTCGACCATTAGTTAACTGACATTGGTCAGTAGTAAAAAAACCTCTATCTTCAGGGTCAGTAACCAATAAGTTTTTTCTAATTTCATCTTTAAAAACAATTAGTAATGGTTCAATACGTTTATTGAATGTAGTAATCGCTCTCGGAACATTATACTCACCTAACATATCAGGGTTATTTTCTATATCAGATGTGTTAAGTATATAACAATTCAATTTAACAGTCGAATCCGTATTATCCGCGTTTGCTAATCTATATGCTTGGTCAGTAGAAATACCTGTGTTGGCTTCCTTATTTTCAGCATCACTACGAACCCAATTATCATCACCCCAAGATTGTTCCCAACCATTTTCTTTTAAGAACTTAGATTTTTCTTTATGTGTTTTATTATCAACATAAAACAAATCAACTTGGTCATCACTCCATCCTTTTTTAGGTTTATTAACTTTTTGAACATCACCGTGAGATGGTCTAACACCGTTATTAACATAATAGATTACATCACCTAACTGAACATTCATATTCAATGGGATTTCTTGATTAAAGATTTTAGTAACATACTCATAATACCACTCAACAAATTCTTTACCTTGACCTTCTAATAAATAATTAACCCCTTTATCTAAGAACTTCTCAATGTACAATGGTAACTTTTTGGATTTTATGGTATTACCTGTCAATTTAACTTTCCCTTTATGTTCCATAGTCGCATAGTTCTTTCTTGCTAAGTTGATACAAGATTTCCAAGTACCATCACAGTCAAGACCCATAGCACCTCTCATAAACAAGTCGTTAAACTCGGCAACATCAGCATCATACCCGGTGTATTCTTTCCCTTCTTTAACTAACCAATTTAATCCTTTACCGACATATCTTCTATCATCAACACCACCTTCAGGTAACGAGAAGTTCATACCATCGGTATCACATACAAGTGGTGTGTAACCACGTTTACGGAAAAACAATAACATTTGTCTTAAATACTGTCTTCCTGTACAAGTAATCTTTTCACCTTTATCCATATCACCCCAAGCGAATACTTGTGGTGCGGATAACGCACCGAATAGGGAGTTAATGAAAATCTTAATTGGTAACTGTTTACGGTCAAATTTAAGTGATGTTTTCTTATCCTTACTTTCCCATTCTTTAGCCAAGTTTTTGTACATAATACGAGAGTTACGGAAATACGCTAACATTCCTTTCATCGCACCTGTAACGTCACACTCAGGAAACACATCGTGAACCAACTGAATTGATGGATATAGAGACGAGTAGTCGAGTTTTAGTACGTCTTTAGAATAACCAACCATTAACAGACGAGAAAGTCCTCCTACGAAGTCCCTTTTCTCTTGTTTCTTGGGGATTGCTAACTTGTGTTTATATGACCATGCTAACATAATCATCTTCCACAATGTTGCAGTTCCCATTGTTGAAACACGTTCATAAGTTGTAGGTACTAAAGATGCTAATAGAAACGTTCCTTGGTTGAATTCCTCATCCACCAATAACGTTTCCTCAAGGTCATCGTCAAGATAACGCTCAACTAATTCATCACCTGTAATTTTAATATAAACATCAGGATGACGTTCACAAACCTCATCAATCTTTTCACTAAACCCAACTTTTTTATATTTACCGTTCTCAACGTTTAACCAATATTCTTCTTTCTTGGCATAAAATGGTCCAATATCTAAGTGGTCAATATATACACGGTCTTTAGCCTCAGCGTCAATATATTTGGTAATATACTTCAAACCCGCAGATTTAATACCTGAGTTGATTGCCTGTGCTCTACGAACAGAGTGGATGATATCAATAACATTATAACCCCACATACCAACTTGATTGTATCTCTCAACCTCATTTGCTAACTTTAATAAGTTTTCAGATTGTTTAATAGAGTGTTTAGGGTTTAATGTCTTACATATTCTTTTAATATCTATATTAAGTGCTTTACAACGTTCAAAAATCCAATACCAGTCGAAGTTTGCTGAGTTATACCCACCAATAATACTAGGTTTGATTTCATCAATAATGTTGAAGAATTCCACAAGACCTCTACGTTCTGAATCATCATCAGGACATTCGATTACTTTCTTGAATCCTTTATTGGTTTTTATTCCAATCATAAAGATACGACCGTCTTTAGGTTCTAATGCGGTCGTCTCTAAGTCGAATCCAAACCTCGTAAGGTCATTATATTCGTCAAATCCTTTAAATAATCTTTTTTCTCGTGAAATTAAATATTGTTCTACGGGAGGTAGAATCATTATTTTGTCTTTGGCTTTTTCACCCCAAGGTTCTATACCACCTTCTTTGAAGAATTGAATTAAGGAACGGTAACCTTTTAAAGATTTAACCATATACTTTAATCCTTCTTCTAATCTATCATTGGGAGTACCATCCTCATTCTCAGTTCTTAAACGTTCAATGATGATGTTATGTTTTGACATACCTGCTTTTTGTTCGTGTTTAGATGAATTATAAAAATTTAATCCTCTTAAATCACCAACCCACGCAAATGCTGTAAATGTATCTTTTTTGATTTCTTTCCCTTTACCAGGAATCTCTTTGATTTTGTAAACACAATCACCCGCATAGTCAAATTCTATAGCGACGATGTGTTCTTCAGGGTCATTCCCTTCGAGGAATGATTTGATTTCTTCTTCACTAATCATATACTTTGTTTTAAATGGTTCATTAGCTGCCGTAACCAAACGACATTTACCTTACTTAATTAAGTATATGATTAATGTGAGATATAGTCAATTAGTTTTTAAAATTGTAGTCAGTATAGACAACGATGTCTTTTTCTTGATATGTATTTAACAAAACCAATAAGACATTTTTATACTCTTTAACATCAAATCTACGGGCTTCACGTTTTTTATCTGACCATATATCATGTTCTAATGACACCAAAAATTTGTTATCCAATAATCGTTGAAATGCTTTTTCCATAATTTTATTTATAAACTGTTATATTAACTATCGTATTGTTTAATAGATTAGGTGATAAAGTACCACTAAAGAAATCAAATACCCACATAACACCTGTTAAAGTATTTCTATCAATACCTGTCATAATTTGAGGGACAGGACTAGATAAATCATACGGTATTGACATTTGTGTTGTAATAGTTGTTTTAGTAGGTACAAAAACACCTGAAGATGGGTATATCCTAATGGTTGCATCAAATGCTGGGTCACCAAATGCCGGGTATTCAACAACTACTTCAGTTCCTAAAGAATTTTCTAAAACAGTAACAACCATACCTCCTTCAGATTCTAATTCACTACCCTCCCAATTTGATGGATAAAAATAACTTGAACTAGAATCCCCTGTAACTCTAAACACACAATTAGTGGTGTTAATAACACCTGATAAAACTTGAGCAATATTTGAAAAGTCATCACCTGAAACATAATTGTTAATAGTGTAAATTTCATTTAAAATTAAACCACCATTTGATTCGGTACTTGATGTAACAATTATAGGTCCTGTTTGTGTTAATAGTGCGGACCATTTCTTAACATTTGTTAAATCATTAAATGTTCCTTTAACTGTTTGACCATCTTTGTATACCGGTATTAGGGTGTTACTACTATAACCCGATATTGATGGTAACTGATTTATTGTTTTTCCTGTTAAACTCATTTTATTTTTTTTATATAAATATTATTTTTTTAAAAACTTAGATATTCATTATCACCTATAGATAAATAACTATCTTCACCAATTAATATCGGATTTTGTTCAGGTTGTGGTTGTGATGGTGGTGTTGGTGATGGTGTTTGTGTTGGTGTAGGTGTCGGTGTTGGTGTAGGTGAACTTGTTGGTGTTAGTGTTGGTGTTGAACAAGGGTATGAGGTTGTTGTTGTTGTAATATATGGTCCGTTAACACAACATGGAAACTCAGATACGTAACAACTTTCATAATCTAAATCGTTGGCGATAAATGAATCTTGAACATAAACTGTTAATTTTTCTCGTATTGGTAATATTAAAACACCCTCATCATTTCGTAATAAGAATTGAGCTTCAAATTTACCAACACGATTAGTGTCGGTTGAAGTTAATTGGTAATATATATAATACTCAGGTTCTGAATTTGGGTCAGTGAATGTTTTCTCAACAAAACCTGCTGGTTTTGACGTAACTTTAGCAATACCTGTTTCAACATCCACCATAGAAAAAAAGATAGCTGACAATTCTATTGTTTTCATAAAATTGTCAAAATCACTTCTTCCGTTATTAACTACTTGTAATTTTAATAAAGGTAATGTTGCATTTTTTTTAATAAAAAAATCCATCTACTATTTTTAATTATAAATAGTTTGATATTAAAAAAACAAAAGAGGTTTTACAACCTCTTTTAACTTTCTTTCCTTAATTCTCTACTATAATGGTCAAATCTATCGTGTTCCGTCGGTGTGAGTAAAAGTAATCCAAAATTTAAATTATTTTTTTTCACTTCTTGAAACATAAAACTCATCCAAGTCTGTTCATATGGGTGTGCCCAAGTAGTGTTTAAAAACATTTTTCTACTACCTGATTTAGAAACTAATTGTGGCCAATTACAATAATAAATCTCACCTGTTACATATGGAACACCTTCGTGTATTTTAACACTATCATATTTAACTCTAGGTGCGTTAGGGTCAGTTCCTTGTTCAGGTAATTTAGAATATTCGGGCCAAAATTCATCTCTAACTACTTGTGGTACATTATACCACGACCATTGTGTTGAATTATCCCCAAAAAACTCACTAAAATTAAGTTTTAAATAATCAAAATTTTCAATCTTCGCTATATTAATACTTTTGTAGTATAAATCATCAACCATACGATTAAATCCGTTTCTACATACTTCACCTTTTTTAGGGTAGAAAAACATGTCATCCTCAAAAAAATACATGTATTCTAAATTTGATTTATCAAAATGTTCTGCAATCCATTGTCTACCACCACAAATCCCTAAATTATCCTTTTTAATATGTTCAAAACCGTATTTAGAACATAGTTCACTATATTTTGGTGTCGTTGATAAATCCGTTGAGTTATCTAACAAAATTTTTCTAGGTTTTTCGATGAAATTTTTATCATATTCTAACATTGATGTAATTAGAGTTTCAAATTGTTTAGGACTATTAAAACCTATTACATAAACACCAACATTTTCTGATGGGGTATTTGTTATTGTATTATTATCATATGATGAATTAGAAAGTTCAACAACATTATTTGAAATTTTATTGATAACAACATTATCGTTTTTTAATTCTTCAAAAAACTTATTAATTAGACCCGTTGATTCAAGTTCGAAATAACTAGTTAAATTAGAATGACGGTAAATTAGTATCGAAAAAATACTTTCTTCTGTCCCCATAAAACCTTTAGATAAAGTTTCAATTAGTAATGAATAATAAATTGAATTAACCTCTTGGATAGTATCTTTATGTCCACCAAAAAAACCACCTCTACCTACTAATTTCACATTATTCCCTGAATATCTATTAATTGCTTCATATTTAAATCCGTGAATTTCGTTCTCAGCATCATAAGGGAATGCTACAAATAAAAAATCTTTAACGTAATTTGGTAATTTATTAATAACTTTATCGTGAGTAAAATAACCCGGATGAACAGTATTTGATATACCAGCATCAAGCCAAAACAAATAATCGGATTCAAACTTGTCCATTATTCTAGCATCATTAAGTAAAAACATTTTACTCATAACTAATGGATTATAAAGTTCTAATTTGGATTGTGTTGAATCTTTTAACCAACCAACTTGTTCATACCAATCAGGTTTTAAACGAATCTTTTGAATTAATTCATAATAATCATTATTTTTAAACCAATCAGTACTACGTAAAATAAATTGAGTGTTAGATGAATCTCTACGACTCATTACAAATTTTTGTAACTGTTCGTCACCAAAAATAATTAAATTGTTTTCAATTTTTAATAACTCATCAAATTTTTCTAAATAATAATCAAAACTACGAGACCAATCATTTGTTAATTTATCACGACCAATATCCCAAAGACCCGTAACAATTGTTACTTTACTATTTGACTTGTTTAATATTGGTTCTATTATTTCATTTTTTTTTTTCTTCTAAATGTTCGGGTGTTATTGGATTGTTTGATTTAATTAACATACCTAATTGATTACATGCTTCAGTTACTGTGTATGGTAAATTTTTTGTGTTTAAGAAATCTCTAATCGCCGCGTCAACACCAGGTAAATCAGGTCTTAAATAATCATGAAAGAATATAACACCCCCATCAACAACTTTATCGTAGATTTTTGTTAAACTATCATATATTGAATCATAAAAATCACCATCTAAAAATGCGAAACATATTTTATCAGGTATTTTATATTCAGGTATATTTTTAAACCAATCTTTATGTATAATAGGTAATGGTAAATTATTTTCTCTAAAATTACTAATAAGTATTTCTTCAGTTGTGTTTAAAGTTCTTGGTCTCCAACCTGTATTTTCTTCCCATTTGGATAAATCAGGTAATCCTTCAAATGAATCATATACAAATAGATTTTTTCGACTATTGGTCTCAACTAATGTTTTCATTAAGTATTTTGATGATTCACCCACATAACAACCTAATTCAACAACATCACCCTCAACATTATTTTCGATTAATGAATATAACTTAGTTACTAAACTATTAACTTGTTCCGGAGTATTCATTCCGTGGTCTAATTTACTATTAGTAAAATTTAAAATTGTTTCTAACATATTTAATTTAATTTATTTTTTATTATTTCATCACCTCTACGTAGTGCCATATAATACAAATCCTCAATAAAACCTGTGTAATCAAAATAACCATTTTCGTTATCAGAAAAACCTGGTGATTGGACAAACATTAAAGGTATTGTTACTCCGGCTCTAAAAATTTTATTATGGGTTTTCCATCTATATTCCGTTGAACAACTATCATTTATAAATTCATCAATAATTGTTCTATAATTTTTGTCTTCAGGATTTTTAATATCTTTTAATTCTTCGACAGCATATTTCATAAAATCTAACGTATAATACCAAGCGTGAGCACAGACACAATTAGTGATTTTACCGAAATTTTCAGATTCTCTTAAAACTTTGGCATCATCTAAAGGTCTTGTACCCAAACCAATTAAATCATATTTTTTAGATTCTTTACGCCAATTACGAAAAATGTTATCAATATCTTGAACATTACATGAAGATGCTAACCTAATGTCATCTTCAAAAATAACAATTGATTTATAATTTTCTTTAATTGATTTT